ATGGATCCAGAGATGGAAGAAATGCCTACTGATTATGTGAAGGGTGTTGACTTCAGGGTCACTAAAACAACCAAAGGTGGTTACGCCGACTACTCAACATCAAAATGGTCAAGGAGAGAAAGAGCTCTCGAGGAAGCAGAGAGAGCCGCTATCGACAAACACGGGTTACACAACCTGGGTGACTTCAGACCAAAAGAGCCAACTGACGCAGAGGTTAAAATAATCAAGGAGTTATTTGAGAAATCTGTTGAAGGTGAGGCTTATGATCTAGAGCAGTATGGACAGTACTTCAGACCGGCGGGCATGGCTTACCAAGCTAAACCTCAGGTAACAGTACCAACAGCATCGGCTCCGGTGGCAACGCCAGTGGCAGAGGCGGCTCCTACAGCGGCACCTGTTACTGAATCTGCACCAGCACCACAACCAGAGGCGGCACCAGCAGTGGTGGCTCCAGCGGGTGATAGTGCCAAGAGGGCAGAGGACATCCTGAAGCTGATCAGATCAAGACAAGCAAAATAATCTGACATTTTACCAAGGCCCTGACATTGACGTTAGGGCCTAGGTATGCTAATATATTAATATGAAAAAGAAAATACAAATGGCTGTTAACTGGATCTTGTACAAGCAAATACCTGCATGGGTGTTGATAGTGGCAATTATCCTTTGGATGGTATTATAAGGAAAACAAAATGACAAAAGTATTTGACGCAACAAAGTTTAGAAAGAGTATCACGAAATCAATCCAAGGATTAGGTGTAGGATTCAGCGATCCCACTGATTGGATCAGCACAGGAAATTATGCATTGAACTATTTGATGACTGGTGATTTCAACAAAGGAATTCCGTTAGGTAAGGTTACTGTATTTGCAGGAGAATCAGGAGCAGGTAAATCATACATAGCCGCAGGAAACATAATCAAGAATGCACAGGAGCAAGGTATATTTGTTATACTTGTTGACACAGAGAATGCATTGGATGAGAAATGGTTACAGGCATTGAAAGTGGACACATCGGAAGAGAAACTTCTAAAATTAAGTATATCAATGATAGATGATGTAGCTAAAACTATTTCAGAGTTCATGAAAGGTTACAAGGAAGCACACGCAGACGACAAGGAAGGCGCCCCAAAAGTATTATTTGTAATTGATTCATTGGGCATGATGCTTACACCGACCGACGTTAATCAGTTCGAAGCGGGTGACATGAAAGGTGACCTAGGTAGGAAACCCAAGGCATTAACAGCACTTGTAAGAAACTGTGTCAACATGTTTGGTTCATGGAACGTGGGACTTGTGGCAACCAACCATACATACGCATCACAGGATATGTTTGACCCAGATGATAAGATATCAGGCGGACAAGGGTTTATCTATGCCAGTTCAATCGTTATCGCAATGAAAAAACTTAAATTAAAAGAAGACCTTGATGGTAACAAAGTCACAGACGTGAGAGGTATTAGAGCGGCTTGTAAAGTCATGAAAACAAGATATGCTAAACCGTTTGAAGGTGTGCAGGTCAAGATTCCATACGAAACAGGAATGAACCCGTACAGTGGACTAGTGGACCTATTTGAGAAGAAAGGCATACTTGTACAGACCGGAAACAGGCTGAAATACATCGATAAAGCAGGTAAGGAACACATTGACTTCAGGAAACAATGGATAGGTGATAAATTAGATATGCTAATGGCAGACTTCAAAGAATCCACAGACTTTGCTGACAAGGAACAAGTTCCAGCAGTAGAGGTAGCAGAAGTGATTGATACGAAACCAAAAGCAAAAGCTAAAAAAACAGAAACAATTATAGAGAAGGAATAGATGATAGACTTTGATCACGCTGACATTGAACGTTTGTGGAACTCCATCATACATTACGTCCCTGAACGACAGAGATTAGACATGGCGATCGAATTACTCAAGAGCCTAGAGGACATTGGGGTGGATCATGAGGTACTCAAAGGATCTGCAGAACTTGATCCAAAACTAGAGGAAGCCGTTAATGCTGTGTTCGAGGAAGAAGATTCCGAAGACGTAGGTTACGGCGATACTGATGAATGATAAATTGGTACAACGAAGTCAGCAGGAACCTAGCCAAGATACCAGACTGCGTGGCATACTTCGACAACGAGTTGCTCGAAGCGAGGAAGCAGTGCAAGATATACGGTAACCTGGAAAGGGCCAGTGCGTCATTGCCAGGCATAGTTGAGGAAAGATTCAGCCAACTGCAACAACTGGAAGCCATACTCGAATACCTTAACATAGAATTGAGAAGACTGAGATCCAAGACCTTCAGGAAATTCCTAGAGAACTACAACAAATTATTAAGCAGTAGGGACGCAGAAAAGTACGTGGACGGGGAGGACGATGTGGTCGACATGACCAAGATCATCAATGACTTCGCACTGATAAGGAACCAATGGTTAGGCATCACCAAAGGGTTAGACCAGAAGCAATGGCAGATAACGAATATCGTCAAACTGAGAGTGGCGGGGATGGAAGATGCCGACATCAGCTAGAATCATATTAACCGACGTTGACGGAGTACTGTTGGAATGGGAACGCCATTTCACCAAGTGGATGCAACTACGATCATACTTTGACGAACACGGCATCAGGAACTATCCTTACAAGCTGGTGGACACAGGTCAAGACGACTACGAGATGGCAAACAGATTTGGGGTCAGCAAGGACGTGATCAGGCAAGAGATCAGAGAATTCAACAGGAGTGCATGGATGGGCACACAGAGACCAATGTTAGAATCACAGACATGGGTAAAACTGCTACACGCCGAAGGATGGACCTTCGTGCCAATAACATCACAGACTTCTGACATACCCGCACAAGAACTGCGTAAGAAGAGATTGGGAGAACTGTTTGGAGAACATGTGTTCACAAATTACCACATACTAGGTACAGGAGCGGACAAAGATGGGGCATTAGCGGAGTTCCATGACACTGGAGTGTATTGGGTCGAGGACAAGCCTAAGAACGCACTAGCAGGGCTCTATTACGGTTTAAAGCCTATATTAATCGACCATCCATACAACAAAAACTTTAATCACCCCGACGTGATACGTGTAAATAATTGGAAACAGATACACGAGATTTTGTGCAAATGAAAATATATGTAGGGTGGGATTCCAGGGAAGATATATCATACCAAGTGTGTGAACACAGCATCAAACGTAGAGATCCTGATGCGGAGGTATATCCGCTGAAACAGAATGAGATGCGAGAGCAAGGCATCTACACCAGAGACATTGACAAGTTAGCGACGACAGAATTCACATTCACAAGATTCTTCGTGCCATACCTGAACGACTACAAGGGATGGGCCGTGTTCTGTGACTGCGATTTCCTATGGAAGATCCCTGCAAAAGAACTGGAACAATACTTTGATGATTCCAAGGCTGTGGTCTGTGTGCAACACGATTACACACCCGAAGAAGGGTCTATCAAGATGGATGGACAGGTGCAGACAGCATATCCCAGGAAGAACTGGTCAAGCATGGTGTTGTGGAACTGTGCCCACCCCAAGAACAAGATCTTAACACCTGAATTCCTGAACAAGCAAACACCAAAATTCCTACACAGATTCTCATGGTTGGAAGATTCAGAGATTGGATCCCTACCACACGAGTACAACTGGCTGGTGGAATGGTACAAGGAGCCTAAGGATGGCAAACCCAAGATATTACACTACACCGAAGGCGGACCATGGTTCGATGGTTACAGGAATTGTGAGTACTCCGACGATTGGAAGAAAGAAGTAATCAACCTATTCTCAGCATAATGAACTGGGAGAAACTTACAAAGATATAGTAAAAATATTTCAGTGATCTGTAGGAGTAAAAAAATTACCAATTGGTAATTACTAATATGCTTACTCATTACCTTTCTTGGCACGTTAAAAATTTTGGAGATAGACTTAACGATTACATATTCCAAGGACTGACTCCTCTGTTATTTAGATTACCAGTTATGAAAAATTTACCCAACGGCACTGCTTTAGGGTTAGGCACGATACTAAACCACAAAGTGTTGACCAAGTGTACTGTGCTCGGGACTGGCGCCAACGGTGAGGATGTTCCTAACATTAATTTAGATTATTCTTTTGTAAGAGGAAGGTTAACAGCAGAGAAAGTAAAACTGTCAAAAAAGTATGCGGTCGGGGATACAGCATTTGGGGTCAAAGGGTATTTTGAATCATTGGCAGACACACCACTCTATCCTATAGGAATAATACCACACTATCGTAACTTGTCAATGATAAACGATGAACGTGTCATAGACGTAACTCTACCTTGTGCGGAGTTTATACGCAGAGTAAGCCAATGTAAAATTATTCTCACAGAGGCCATGCATGGTGCTATACTAGCCGATTGTCTACGAATTCCATGGGCTCCTGTTTCAATAGATAAAAAAAATTACCCGGTTCCACATTTTAAATGGAATGATTTTGCATCTGTGTTAGATATGGAGTTGGAATGGGGAGATTTAAATTCATATAAACTACATCTGTCTGATCAATTTCTTTTGGAAAAAGTAAGCAGAGAGGTCAATCAAAGGCTCAAGGACAGTTTACCTTTTTCTGATCAATTTTAGAGCTATTTCCAATACAAAACATCAACTTGGTCCTGCCCAGGATGATCACAAATAATTTGATGTTTGTTAAATTCTATTGACGACATGTATTCATTCATTTCTGCCAAATCTGGAATTTTTCCTTTTTTTGATAGATTGACTTCGTTTATCACAAAAGTAGCACGTTGAAATATCTCTTCCGATCCCTGCATTACAAGTAATTCCGCTCCTTGTACATCTTGCTTAATAAGATCAAACTGTGCATCCATTCCCACTAAATTTTTTAAAGTGACCATTTCTCTTTTATCGGTTTGCTTATCAGACGACGTCCATGAGAAAATGCTCGAGCCTTTGGTGTAGCCTATTTTGTTGGGCTTGACTTTAGTTAGGTGCATCTCGACTTCCTTATTGGTATCACCAACAACTGCTATATGCACTTCATCGGCACATTCCTCTAAATTCTTTCTGTGCTTGGGGCCTGCTTCAACACAGGTATAATGAGCATCTGGCCAGAATGACTTACAGTTTTTTGTCCAAAAACCATTCCAGGCACCAACATCCAGGACCTTACTAGGTACGAAATCATATTGGTCCTTCAACACGTTTTTCAAGTAGAGATACATTTTTTCCATTTATAGTATTCCCTTGTCCATTAGTATCTCCACTGCTGTTCCGTTTTCAATTTCCTCCGGGGTGAACTGTTGGTATGCAAGACTGTACAGCCATGGTTCCGGGCCACCGTAATAGGGATTTTCAATATCAGAAAGTTCTATTCCAGCAACATCTGTTGCAAAACTTTTCTCATGACAGAACACGGGTATGCCCTCACACATGGCCTCCACGGCCGCAATACTACAACTGGTCACAACACACCATGCCTCTTTGAGCTCCTCCGACAGAGGTACCATGGCCTCACTTGGTCCTGACGTGCCCCTGCCCCTGGGCTTGTGTCGAAGTCGGATGGGTCTATCAGTGTATCTTTTGATCTGCTCTACTGTTTCGGCAGTCCAGTTTGGCCTATCCAAGTAATTGTTAATGCCTTGTGAGCTCGGACACACTAAAACATGTTTGCCGGCAAAGTTTGGTGCTTTGATCTTGATTCCAAACTTCTCAAATCTATCCGACTTGCAGTCCTTTATGTAAGGCACGTGTATTGTGTTCTTGCATATACGCCAGTAATGGTTGTCTGGTCTCAGATCGTTGTTGTCAAATCTACCAAAGTAAGGTGTGTCAGTGAACCAGTAGTTGTGATTACGTGCTTCCAGTTTCTTGACCATCTCCCTGTTGTTGCCAACGAATCCCCAGAACATGCTGTTGCTGGCAGGATCTGTTTCCACGGCATTGTCCAACTTTGTGATCTGATCAGGCCACGACTGCTCGACACCGTTGAACACTTCCCAGGCCTTGCTGTTCTTGTTACTAGATGGTGCGTAGATTGTTAGCATCTATGAACTCCTGTAGTTGTTCGGCCCATTGTTTGTGTCCCTCCACTGATGGGTGTGGGTCATCGGGGCTCACTATTAAATTGTTATCTGAGATAAATTCAAAGTGACTCACCGCTGGATTAAAAAATCTATCCATGTTTATCGCGTTCCTTATGACCTCAAAGTCTGCTGTTCCGTTACCAAAGTCGTTGGGTAAAGAGTTGTACATCACATAGGGTATTCGCTTACGTTCAAAGTAATTCTGCAGGTCAAACACATTATCAAGGAAGTTCATGGAAAGATTGTTTTCAATATCCCACCCTTTATGACTTCTTATGAAACTCACGTTGTCAAGTGTCTTCCAGGTCCGCCAGGTGAGATCGGTGCCCGGTACACGCCCTTTCTTCCATCCATCATCTGTGATGTAGTCGTTCCTGACCGCACTGGACCAACCTATCACGGCAAAGACATCCTCGTCTTTATTCTGTTCTAACCAAACCTTGGTTGAAAAACCTATTC